GCGCCGCGTGAGTATCGGATGGTCGTTGACGCCTGCGCATGTCCAACGGAGCCTCGGATCGTATCGAGATCGGCTCCTGCATCTTCGGCCTCAGTGATCGCTCCTGCGCGGGCATCGGTATTCCAGACGCTGTCCGGGATGCCAACTGCGCGCGCGATCACGCGCCAGTCGCGAGCATAGGCAAACTCGGCATAGGGGCGGCTGGCGGTCTCATCGACGATGAGTGCACCGAGTCGTTGTTCCGCGGGGATCTGGGCCAGCAGCGACATGACCAGCGGGAACTCCTTGAGATCGTGCGAGACAATCGCGCCCGTCTTCGTCGTCTCCTTCGAAATCAGGAGATCCTTGCCGATGTCAGACCACGTCAGACCATTGCTCCAGCGCCGCCATCCCTTGCCACGGCGCCCGCGCAGCACGATGCCGGTCGGCTCCTCGACCGCGGGGATCGGAAGCCACTCGCCGATCACATCCTTCTGGCGCATGCCCGATTCAAACTGCAGCGCCGTTCCAAGTGCGAGAGACCTCCGTCCTGAGGCGATCGCATGGGGTATGAAGGCTTGGACATGGGCGAGTTCGAGCTTGGAGCGCCTACGGCGAGGTCCCTTGAACTCGGTCGCGCCGAGGATTGTCAGCAAGCGGGTGCAGTGGTCCTCTGCCAGCTCCGCCGCAACGCCATAGCGGAGCATCTCTCGGATCATCTTCATGATCTTGCAGGCGCGATCGACCCGTTCCGGCCCTCCGGGTTTCTTTGGTTGCTTCGCCGCTTCATACCAGCGGCGAAAGTCCTTCAATCCGAGCGCCGCGAGCGCCCGGCTACCGAAGGCCTTCTCGATCGTTCCGACAATGTGGAGCTGTGAGCGGCGCGTGTTCCACTTCCACTCCTGGACCGGGCTCTCATCATCGATCTGAAAGCGCCGGGACAGAGCCGCGATCGTGCCGTCGAATGTCTTGTAATCCTGCTTCTGCCCGCTCGACCACGCGAGCATCTCGGCCTGGAAGCGCAGGCAGGCCGCCGAGATAAGCGGGAGGTCTGCGGACGTGTCGGCATAATGCAGCCGCACCGTTTCCGGCGTGAAGCCAGCCTTGGCGATATCGCCCCGCGCTACCCAATAAAGCGCAGGGGCGCCTGAAGCGCGCCTTCGCCGCTTCAGTCCTGGTGTGGGGAAATCATCTGAGGGCATCGAGGTTCTCCATTCCGTCCAAGGCGGACGGGGCAGAGGTTGCGATGCCGTATCGGCGATTGAAATAGGCCTCGACCGCTGGCCAGTAGCGACCGCCCATGATCGGGTCGACCTTCGGCATACCGTCGCGCTCGAGAACTTGCGCTTTGGCGCGCCAAGCCTGGGCCGTTTGGCTGAGCCGGCGGGCAATCTCGAACTCCGACGGGAACAGCCCGGCGTTCAATTGACGGGCAAGGCTCGTCGGTGTGGCGCCCTTGGTCATGCCGCGCCCGCCCATCAGTTCGGCCCCTGCCTGCCGGTGTCGAAGCCGCCGAGGCCGCGGCCGATGGAAGGCGCGTGCAGGCTGTTCAAGTTACGCTGCATCTCGCTCACCGCGGATCGGACTGCGTCCTTCATCCTGGACAGGCCAGCCTCGAGCCCGGAGGCCATCGTGCTTCCCGCCGTCGCGCCGGCCCCACCGAGCGCCTGCACCTCAGAGCCGAAATCAGCCAGCCGACCTGTAAGGCGCGGCAGGGCTTCCTCGAGAACTGCCGCCCCCGCGGCCTTGCCTGACAAGCTTTCCGGCCGGGCTGGCGGCAGGGTTGACGAGAACGGCACGCCGCCGAACTGGATCGAGGGCACCGCACCCCCGCCGCCTAGCGTCGGCGAGAAGCTGGTTGCTCCTGGGCCCACATAGGCAAAGCCGGGCCCGTCGAACGGGCGGCTAATCCGCGGCGACGACGCGGCGCGCGCCGGGCCGGCATTTTCGGCCAGCCTGAGATTGAGTTCATCGACCGAAGCAACGAGCGCATTCAGCCTTGCAAGATTGATCTGGGCGCCGTTGAGCTTCGCGTCGATCTCGTCGGTCTTGAGCTTCGTCTTGGCGTCTAGCACCCGCAGGACGGACGCGGGCAGCACCTTGCCTGCTTTCGCAGCCTCCGCGTCCGTGACAACCTTGTCGCGAGCGGCCTGCAGTGATCCGATCGTACCGCCGAGCTTATCCCGCTCGGCGTCGATCCGCTGGCGCTGCAGGAATTCCTTGCGGGCGTCGACGAGCCTGCGCGTGGTCGGATCATAATCGCGCACTGGCTCGCCGTTGAGTTCGGCATTCGCGATCGCATCGGCATTGTGGTGCTGCGCGAATTCGTTAGTGCGATTGGCGAGCTTGTTCTCACCGCGCTCCAGCTTCTTCGCAAACTCGTCGAGCGGCAGGACCAGATACTTGGCAAGCACCCCACCCGCCTGCACGGCACGGTTCTCGACCGCGCTGAACATGCGGTCGATCTGGGCGCGCGCGTCATTGGTGACGCGTGTTAGGTCGCGCGCGACCGACCCGGGCGCTATCTGCCTGATCGTCTTCGATGTCTTCTGCCACTCCCCGCGATAGGTCATCAGCGCCAGCGCGCCGCGCTTGAACTGTTGATCGTCGATGATTTCGCCCAGCTTGGATGTGTCACCCTTCAGAGCAAGCTGAAGCAGTTCCTCGAACACCTCGACGAGATTGCGCCCCTCCTTGCGACCTTTCTCGAACGCCTTTGCGGAGTCGACGCCGAGCGCCTTGAATCCCTTCGTCGTTTTGTCGCTCTCCATCTTGGAAAGGATGTTCTCCATCGAGGAGACCGCCTCCTCGGCAGTGCCAGATCCCTTCCGCATGACCTGCAACATGGCGACGAGGTCGGCGAGCCCCTTCTCGCCGCTAAAGCCAACGGCGGCCGTTGCCGGGCCGAGGCTGGGAATATAGCGCGCCATGTCCGGCAGCTCGAACTGGCCGGCCTTGCCGCCCTCCGACATGATGTCGAAGGCGGCCTGCATGTTCTTGCCGGCGATCTTGAAGTTAGTGGAAACAGAGTCCGCCGACTTCGCGATATCGTCGACCGCCGAGCCGGTCGCCTGCGCGGTACGCGCGACGGACGGCAGAAAGTCCATCGCATCCTTCAGCGTTCGGCCCTGGGAAACCAGCACGTTGAGGCCGGTCGTGACGCCGCCGGCCGATTGAGCTGTTTCGTTCGCGATGCCTTCGATCTCCTTGCGCACGCCGGCCAACTCCTGCGTGCTGGCGTTGGCCGTGAGGCCGATGCGCGTGATCTGTCGATCGACATCGGCGAATTTCTTGTAGGCGGCAGCGAGGGCGGCCGGGCCGCCGAGGGTGACCATCTGGTTCCGTCCCACTGCGGCAAAGCGGGACTGGGCAGCGGCCATGGCAGCGGAACGTTGCTGCGCAACTGCCATCATTTTCGCGGAGGTCGAAGAGAAAGCCGCGGTGGCTTTCGCCTGAATGGCACGAAAGCGCGACAGCTCGGCAGCAGCCGAGGCAAGGCCTGGCCGCAGCTTATTCTGAGCCGTGATGATGGCTTCAGCGCGAACCGTTGTGACCATCGAGATTATCTCCTTCAGGTTTCGGTGAGGCGGCCAACAGCCGCCTCGAATTTATTCAGCGTGTCGAATTCAATCTTGATCATGGTCATGCCTCAGGAAATGCGGCCAAACCGAACAGCGGTGAAGAAGAAGTAGCTGAGCCCCATGCCTGCGTTGTTGGCGAGGTTCAGCATTTGGATCACATCCCCCGCAGCTGCTGGAACGGTGGCGACCGCCGTGCACTGAATGATCGAGCTTGCCGGCGACGACCCCGCGTTGATCAGCGTACCGTTCTGCCGAAGGCGGACACCGTGGCCGGCGGCCGGCGTGTTCCCACTCGTCACGCTGTTCGCATAGGCCCGAAAGTACCAGAGCCCGCCCATGCCGGGAGGCACGGTGAACTGGCTGTTGGCGGGGTTGAACCCGGCAGCGACGTCCGGATTGCCTACCGGAGCGCCCCAGTTGGTGAAGCCGGTCTCGACGCCGGCACCGCTGCTGAAGTTCGCCGAGTTCAGGATCGAGACATAGGGGAACAGCGCATCCCGGATCGTCGATTCCGCGGTTGGGTTCTTGAGCCGCCAGACGGTGCCGTCGGAGATCACGACGGCGAGCGGCGGGATCTCGCCACCCCGCAGGGCGGCGCCGGTATTCAGATTGACGATCGCAACATTGCCGCCGACGCCGATGTCGAGCGTGGCAGGACCCGGGTTGGTCGCGCTCGTCACGATCCGCAAGACCAGGCCGGCGGTCGCCCCGAAACTCACTGGGACCGGGTCGAGGCTCACCGTGAGGGCGTTGGCCGTGCCGCCAGCGCTGCGATAATTCGCGCCCTGGCCGCGGATGGCGGCCGTCAGGAGATCATCATCGAGATTGCTGACCGGACAGCCGCTCTTGCGCGCGACCGAACGCATCTGCGCCAGAAGGGCGTTGACATTAGCGGCCCGCCACTCGGTTCCATCGCCAACAGCCGGCCCGCTGCAATCCTGGAACCAGTCGTCAGGATCTCCAGCGCCGTTGTTGGGCGAGAATGGCGGGCGAACAGCTGCCGCCCCGGCAGCACCGAACGCGCCCGGGCCCCAGAGATCAACCATGATGTTTCCTTTCCTCGCGGGTTAATGCCGCCCGGGCTTGCGTGGACTCGAACGCTGATGTCGCTTTCGTCTGCTGAGCGCGAACGCGCTCCGGCTCGCGTGCAGAGGCCGCCAGGCCGGGGCGCAGCTTGTTCTGGGCGGTGATGACCGCTTCGGCACGAACGGCTGTGACCATGTGACAGCGCCTTCCTGTTAGGGTGCGAGAGTGTCGGCGGGCCGGAACCCGCCGATCAGCGTCAGACGGTGATTCCGTTGAGCCGCACGGTTGCGACGGCGTCGCCGGAAAGCGCGGCCTCGGTCGCCGCGCCGATCAGGGTGTTGCCACTGGCGGTCGTGGTGACGACCTTGTTGGCCGCATCCCAATAGAGCTTGGCGCCGACCGTGACGGCACCGGTGGCCTTCGGCAGGGTCCAGACTTCGGTGACGCAGAAGGCGACGAGTTCGCCGGCGGTAGCGGCCTTCGCAGCGATCCCGAAGATGGAACCGATGAGGGCGCCGTCGCCGCTCGCCACGCCGCCGGAAGGGGCGGGCAAGGTGAGCGAATTGCCGGGTTGAACGTGGTTTTTCATGTCAAATGCCTTTCGAATAGGAAAAATGAACAGCGGCGATCCGCCGCCCCGAGAACGCGGCGATGCGGCCTTCAAGGTCGGCGATGGCGGAGGCCATGTCGGCGTCGGATTTGTATTCAGTGACGCGGCGGCTCTCACCGCTCACGAATTCGACCCTCGCCGCACCGGTGGCGCGGGCTGCCCGGAGGCGGACGAGCTGGTCCTGAAGTTCGGCGAGGGTCTCCATCGTCAGGCGCCCGCGTTCACGTACCAGCCGCGCCAGTCGACGAAGCCGGCGCCGAAATCGACACGCGCCTTCGTCTGAACGCCGTCGACCTCGAAGCCTGCCTTCGTCTCGATGGCGACGCCTTCCTCACCTTCGAGATAGGCGTACTCCAGCCCGTCGACCGTGGCGGGGTCGGCCGAGACGTACCATCTGGTGCCGGTGAGCCGGGCATCGACGGCGAGAGCGAGCTTGCCGGCGAAGGGGTTCGTGTCGGCCGCCGCGGCGGGGTTGAGAACCGTGAGGATCTGCTCGGCCTCGGTTTCCTTGTCGGGACCGACGAGCAGGTAACGCGGTGCGATGTCGATCGCCTCGCCGGACAGACCGACCTGCTTGCGCAGCGCGGTTCGCGCCAGCGATAGCGAAGACACCGAGATCGCCGTCCCTGAGGCTGCCTTGTTGCCGTGGTCGGCGTGGAACAGCGTCTTGCTGTCCGACATCGTCGGGCCGTTGGCGGTGTTCGAGATCAGCAGATCGACGAGGATCTGCGCCTCGGTGGCCGCTGCGGCCTGGCCCAGGCGACGGGCGAGGTCGACGAAGGCGCCAAGGTCATCGTTCACGATCGCCTGGCGGGAGATCGTGATGATCCGCCCCCAGGTGTTGAGCTTGTAGCTCTCCTTCGCTTCGGCCAGCGAGCCGGATTTGAACTCGCCGCCTTCGCCGACGGGCAGCAGCTTCGGCCCTTCCGACAGCTGCAAGCGATGCTGCAGCCGGAAGTCGCGCGCCGTCTTCTTCCGGGCGAGCAGCTTCAGGCCGGACGGCGCTGCCCGATACGATTCCCGCAGCGTTCTGCCGATGCTGTCGCCGAGGATCAGCGGAAAATCGCTGGTCGAATGCAGCGCACGCTCGACGATCGTGGCTGCGGACAGCCCCGTTGCCGCCATCCCGCGCAGGCGAAGGCTTTCCCGCGCGATGTCGAGCGTGCTGAGGCCGAAGAACGGCCGGGCCGGCTCCGAAAGCTGATGTGCCGGATTGTGCCGGGCATAGAGCGCCTCGCCGACATGGCGAACGCGCAGTTCCGGATCGGTGTGATCCGTCCCGACGCTGATCGTCGTGGTCCGAACCTGGCCGGCCGGAGCCGAGCGGGCCTGCATGGCCGCGAAGGCGGCCTGTCGGGCCTGGTCGGTGGTTGCATTGCCGTCGATCTGTCCGTCGACCCAGGCCTGATCCAGGCCGGAAAGGCGGGCGATAGAGCGGATCTCGCCGTTTACCGCGGCGCGGTCGGCGATGTCGGTGGTGGCGCCGGCGGCTCGTTCCTGAACCGGCGGCGCGGTGACAACCGGCGCGGGCGCCGGAGGGGTGACCGGCTGTTCGACCGGTGCGGGGTTGGCCGTCATGCTGTGACTCCTGGTACCAGCAGAGCGGTCGGCGGCGAGAACGACGAGCGAGGCCTCCAGCAGGTCGATCCTGGTCGCGAGCTTCTCGCGCCCCTTCGTCGACGGGTTGGCCTGCTCGCGGGAAGCGAGGGTGACGTAGCCGATCGAGGCACTGAACTGGTGCCCGTCACTCAGATCGGCCGCGATGCGCTGCGAGAGCGGGTGGTGGCGGGACAGCGTGGCGCGTCCGAGCAGCTCGCCGCCGACCACTCGGAGAGTGTCGACGCTGCCCAGGATGTTGGCCACGCTGCCCCGCGCATGGCCGTCAAGAAGCGGAATTCTCGACGGCCAATTCTGATCCTCGAGCGACAGGATCTCGGTGTATTCGCCGCGCTCGTCATAGCGCCGGACACGTGATGTCGGGCCGTTGGTCGCGATCACGACTTCGACCGTCCAGGTCTCGGCATTCCACGACGATGTTGCGACAGGCATGCGCCTGACGATGACCTCGACGGGTTCCGGCGTAGCGGGCGTGATCGGCGCGAGGGCATTCATGAGTTCGGGCTCCCGATGAGCAGGGGACGGGGTTGCGGCGCGAAAGTGAGCTTCAGACGCTCGGCGCGCGCGTTGTCGTCGGCGATCTCCTGGTCGAGCCTCTCGATGTCCTCGCCGCGGGCAGCGACGGCCTGCCGGCGGCTCATCAGTCCCGCGCCAATCGCCGCGATCTCGGCCTCGGCATCCTTCAGGGGGTCGATCCAGTCGAATCGCGGCGTGATCCAGCGTGCGGCCTCATAGGTCGCCGGGTTGGCAAAATAGCCGTCCATACCCTTCGCGCCGGAGAGGGCGCGCAGCAGGAGCCAGTTGCGCCAGACCGGCCTGCAGAACTGAAACACGATCATGCCGTGCTGGAGAGCCTCGACGCGGCGGCGCCATTCGACCAGGCCGGCCCGGAGGCTGGAATAATTGGCCTGTGTCAGATCGCCGGACAGCACATGAGCGGGAATGCCGAGGCCGGCAGCGATCTCGTCGCGAGTGATGCGGAGGAAATCGATGACCTCGTTGCCGAGGGCTGACGGCTCGCTGAATCGGACATCCTGGCCGGCGCCCAGCACGCTCATCGTTCCGGGCTCGAGGCTGACCTGGAGATTTGATCCATTAGGCGTGCCGTCGAAGTTCTCGACCGTCGCCTTTGGATCGACGATGAAGCCTGCGAAGAGCGAGGCGACGAGCTGGCGCTGAAGCTGAGCGTCCATGGCGCGATCGTAGTCCGCAAGGCGGAGCAACACGGGCGCGAACCAGGTGATGCCGCGGACCTGCCCGGGGAAGATCCGCTTGAACAGGTGCAGCACCTGCGCGGCCGGGACGCGCACCGTCTCAAAGGACGCTGGGAACGGCATGCCGGGCTGGTCGCGGCGAATGTGATAGGCGATGCGGCGCCCGCCGGAATCGAACTCGATACCCTGGATGACGCATCCGCCGTTCGTGGTGTTCTGCGTCACGTTGCGATCGACCTGCTCCGGGTCGAGCAGTCGAAGCCGGCCATCGGCCAGGATCAGCGCGAAGGCTTCGCCGCTGATGACCAGCGAGCGCACCGCCGAGGCCTGCAGCCCGTAAAAATCGGTCAGCTCGTCGGCGTCCGCGTCATCGGTCCAGGCCTCGAAATCGAGAGCCAGCGCCGAGGCGCGGCTCTGCACCTTCAGCCCCGTCCCGACCAGAGCCGAAACCCAGGCCTCGACGGCGCTGGCAGCGTGAGCGTTGTTCGCAACGAGGCCTCGCGCACGGCGTGCCAGCGTGCCGGCACTCGCTAGCATCGCCGAAACCGCGCTCGGCATATCGGCGAAGCCGGCCCAACGCCGGCCGGAGCCGCCACCGTCGAAGGAGCGGGCTGCCGGATGGGCCGATTTCTGGCTGCGCCGGAACAGGCTCGCCGGGAATTTAGGGAGCGAGAACTTCATGCGGAGACCTCCACGCGATAGGGCGCGAGCAGCGCTTGGAGGCGATCTGCATGAACCATCACCTCATCAAGGAGGCGCCGGACGGCTGCGGTTTCCTCGACAACTGCCTGCTGCGTCTCGGCCGGGACGCCGTGATACAATTGCGGCTCCACGTTCACCGCGAGCAGCGGCAGGTTCAGCACGAAGGCCGGCGTCTGGCGTTGGCCAAGATGCTCACGCGGGAAGATCACAACGCTCATCGAGCGGTTTCCTCTTTGCGGGCGATGGAGCGGTCGAGAGCTTCCAACAGGTACGGCACGGCCTTACGCAGCCGGTGCAGCTCGTCGAGCGAACAGCGCTCCAGGCGCCAGGCCGGCCAGCAGTGCTCGCTCCAGAACCGGCGCCATGCAGGCGAGATCCGGTCGAAGCGCTCGTCGTTCGTGTTATGTCGATGGTTTGAGGCCGTTTCGTTCCCACGATTATGCTGCGAGATGGCGTTCATGTGTCGCCTCCCTCTGTCTCGGGCTTCGGGCGGATAGCGTTCGCGAGCGTCCCGAAGATGATCCGCCGGGTCTCATCGGCCGTTGCCACGGTTTCCGGTTGCAGTGCGGCAAGTTCAGCCAGGACGTGTTCGACGATTGTTTGGAGATCGATGATCGTCACGATGCCCTTCGTCTTGCGCAGCAACGGGCCAACCGCGTCGCTCGCTCCTATGCTGATGAATGTGCATCGCGGCTCTTTCCAATCCGCCGGGTCGTCCTGCGTCCGCAGGCCTCCCGGAAAGAAGGCCTCGAGGTGAGTGGACGCTTCGCCTTTAAGTATCCACTCGAATTTCATTCTCTGAATATGATCTGCATGCCAGACAGCATCGTCTGCGGGGATACCATGGTCAGTCATTACGACAACTGAACGGGCAACACACATGTCGATTATTGAAAAATAGTTCCAGCCGCCACCTTCTTTAGTTTGAGGGAACAACCCATTACGGTTTCGCCACGCGCGAAAGGTGACAGCCTTGCACGCCGCCACTGCGACGAGAGTCGATGTCTGATATTTTCGATCTCGCCACACCATCAGCCTCGCCGTTTGCCTCCCACGTTGGAATGACACGCTTGTATCACTCTTTTAGGATCGATGCAAGTGTATCGTTCATAAGCTCGAGATGATCACCAAGCCCTATGGAACTGCCATCGCCCCATTGGGTGACAGAGTCCGACTAGGTTATGCGGATGCCTCGCAGGCTCTCAGTGCGGGGGAAGCCCAACGATTCACATGGGACTCAAAGAGCGCCCCAATGCCCGCAGCAGCCAAAGGCGAGAGCGTTGCCTCCGAATTGAGAAACTGAGAGGAAGATTGGATAAGTCGCTCGATCGCCCTTTCATATTCGACATCCGGATCCTTGTTGGCCACCATCCGGCCGAACAAATTGCACGCCGCCGCCATCTGTGCGGCTACGGCACCGAGTGAGGTCGCCTGCTCGGCAGCTAGGGCCATCATCAGCGCGTTGCGGCGGTCGAAGGTAGTGTCCATAGCGCGCTCGATCTTCATGCGTTCGAGCGGGGTTGCCGCGGCATCGAACGACTTCTGAAGCTCCTCTTCCTCGCGCGCCGTAGCCCCGATACGCTCACAGAGATGCATGTGGAGATTGAACTCGCCTGCTCCGGAGGGTTGAGCCTGGCGGGAATTAGGCAAGCCGCTAGCGGCTGCCGCAACGCGTGCGTTGGGCATGGTTTGCTCCTCGGTCTAAGTTGTGCTACTTTCACTTGTGACGTTAGCACAAGGATTGCGACTTGTGAAGCCTGCACAAGTAAGGATGGCGCGTGCCGCTCTGAACTGGAGCTTAGCCGATCTGGCGAGCGCCGCGGGCGTGCACAGAAACACCATTTCCAACTTCGAAACCGGCAAATACGCCGGGGACCAAGAGAAATTGGCTGTCATGCGTGCGGCCCTCGAAGCCGCCGGCGTCGTGTTCATTCCTGAGAATGGCGGCGGGCCTGGAGTGCGTCTCCGGAAGAGCAACGATGGCTGAGGCGGCGAGGTCGAACCTCGAGCGACAGTCGATTGTCGTTGCGGCGATTCTCGGGAAAATGCTGGAGGCTGGCGTCCTGCCTGAATGGTTTGCCGCCGAGGCATTCAGCGCAGCCTATGCGGAGGCAGGTTATCCTGCCTGCTTCGATTCTGAGGGCCTGATCGAAGACGTAGTCGCTTGGCTCAATCGTGAGCAGATCATCTTCATCAAAAATTCGATGCAGGGCACCGAAGGCGAAATGATCTGGGAGTGCGGCCTCACGGCCAAGGGCATCCACTTGGTTCAGACGCCCGCAGAGATTTTCGGAGGGCTTACGCCGCAGCAAGTCATCGAAGGCAAGGCGAAGGGGGATGCGCCGGCCTCCCAGTATGTGAAGGCCGGCTCGTTCTTGGGAGGCCTATTCGGCGGCGCGATCAAGTCGATGAGCGGTTAGGCCGCGTCACCGCCAAGGCGGACGACGTCATCGCTGATTGAAAACAGCAACTGCAGGTCCGCGTCGCACTCCTCGCCCTTCTCGACCAATTCGCGCCGAAGCTGAGATGCGCGGGCCTTGGCCTGAATACCGGCGATCGTCCTGGGCTGCATCGCAATAAGCTGATCGTGGAGTTCCCACATCCGGACGTACAGCCGGGTATCCTCCTCATCCGCAGCTGCCTGCCCGCATTCGATTCGAGCTTGCTCGCAATCGGCCGTCCACCGATCGTATGCCGCAACGATCTCGTCCGCGCGGGCTTGAGCCTGAGGATAAGGCACCTCGATCCGCTCGCCATCATCAGCCGTTGCTGACCTGGTTACCGGGCCGTTGCGGAAGCTATCGACGAGGTTCACGTACCACAGGATGCCGTCATGCGTACGGCATGGACGGAAGCTGAGAGGATCCCCGCGCCGAACCAGTAGCGCCGTCGGAACTTCCGGTTGCACATAACGTGCCTCAGCAGCATCGAGGATCTTCCAGCTTGCCTCGCGAGCGGCCTTCGCCTGTTCGTACTCAACAGCCAGGGAGATGATCTCGGCGTCGGAATGATTGGTCGCCAGCGCCCAGGCAACGTCGAGGTTAGCGCTGGAGACGGGCGTAGCGTTAGCGAAAAGATCGCGATTAGCGATATCGATGGTCATCTCGATGTCCTCGGCGTTGCGGTGCCGAGAACAAGCGCACAGGCATCGGCCCCCGCAATACGCTGGTCGGCCGCCTTCCTCGCAATGCACGGAAACTGCCCCCGTAATTCACATGGGGTTTGCAAGTCGCTTCGTATTGCGGCGCGTTAAAAGTTAATAACTTCTTGCTAGATTGAGAATCGGAAGGGGCCCGGGGCTAGACAACCAAGCCCGATCAGAGCCAATAGAATAGTTATGTCCGAGCTTGTGAATGTCTATTGTGATGAGTCGTGCCATCTTGAGAGAGATGGGCAGAGCGCTATGGTCTTTGGCGCTGTTTGGTGTTTGGCCGACAAACGTAAAGAGATCGCTGACCGAATCGCAGAGATTCGCGCTCGGCATGGGATGCCTGCCGATTTTGAGTTTAAATGGACGAAGGTTGGTCCAGCTAAGTTACAGATGTATATGGATCTAGTTGATTATTTCTTTGATGATGATGACTTGAAATTTCGGTGTTTGGTCATTCCAAATAAGAAAGTTATTGATCATACAAAATTCAACCAGTCTCACGATGATTGGTATTACAAAATGTATTTCAATATGCTCAAGACGATATTTAAGCCGACTGATGCCTATCATATTTATCTAGATATCAAGGACACTCGTAGTGAGAAAAAGGTCAGACATCTTCACGATGTTCTTTGTAATAATGCATATGATTTTTCGAGGAATGTAATCCGAAGAGTTCAGCAAATTCGCTCTCATGAAGTTTTGCATATGCAGATTACCGATATTCTTATCGGGGCAATTTCTTATAAAGCAAGAGGGATGAATTCTAGCAAAGCTAAAATGGAACTTATTGACCGCATTGCTAAGAGAAGTGGGTATTCACTCGAAAGAAGCACTCTTTATAGAGAGGAGAAATTCAACATATTTGTATGGCGGGGCAGCGAAGAGTGATGGAAGAGCTCGACCTGCCCGATTTGATGCTTTTACAAGAGTATGACGGCAACTGGGATGCTTATTTGGAGGCGATTTATCGTCAGTTTCAAGCCGATTTCGCCGGGGAGCGAGGGCACTTCAGGGGTAAGAGAATCGGCCTAAAGCGCCTTCCAATGAGCGGAGGTCGAGAGGCTACCTTTTGGCACTTCATTTCAGAAGGAAATGTAGAGGCCGACAGGACGCCCGATATGCGGCGCTGCGAGAGGATTGCTTGGATTCGCGTGATCCTAAGCAACCCGGAGCATCGAAGCATTAAGACATGGAGCGAAGTGGGCGACAGGAGCACCAGGATACTTCTGTGGCATGAGCGCGCGGAGTTTTTGGTGGTGCTTGATGACCGCGGGGAGTTTGTCCTTCCCTGGACGGCCTATTGCGTTGAAAGAGATCACCAAAAACGCAAGCTGCAGGCCCGCTGGGAAGCTGCGACCAGAAATGGCTAGCCCCGCCTCTCGTGAGAAAGACGGGGCCGGAACTCCTTCTACACATGGTAGATGAGCTAAGGAGCTTATAGCTCATTCAGATATGGATTTCAAGCTAACTCTTGACAAATCCATTTTTTCGTTATCCGCCGAATCAGATCAATGGCTTACGCCGTAAACGTATCGATATTCCTGACGGCATATCGGACAAAAAAGTCAACCTTGGCTATCGTCCGAACCTACTCATCCATTGCGATTTAACGGCAACAACGGCCGGCGGGTGGGGGGCTTGTATCGCGCCGCTGTCGACCCGAAGCGGCGACGTGGTAATCCTTCCGGCCGCGTCACCTAATGAGAAGCCCGCCGCCCCTAATCCGGCGAGCGCCGCTGTCGCATACACACGGCAGTCGAGGGGTTCGTTTCTAACGCCGCGATCAACGATCCACTCGATGCGTGGAACGCCTCGGGACCACTTGCGCACGGGCCTCTCGGCCATCAGTCCTGCGAACCACGTGAAATCGCGATCCGCTGGGAAATGGCAGGTACCGGGGGCTGAACCTGCCTCGAGTCGCAGTCGGGCAAACAGCTGCGATTTCAAACCATCGACCCCGACGATGTGCAGCGGCGTCGTCGTGGCCTTCTGCGGCTTTGGCGGGCGCCGGGGCCACGCGGGGACGCCGGGGCCGCCTTTGCCCTTGATGGCCCACACACGGCGCGCCAGGCGGGCAGCAGAGTAGGCCATCACCTGGCTCGTGCGGTGGCCGCCGGAATCGACCGCAGCCGCCGCGACGCGCAGATCCGTCACCTCTCGGGGATGCCGGAACGTCCGCATCAACAGGGCGTCGAGCGCGGCCCATGGCTCTGGACCGGCCGGGTCGCCATGGATGATGCGATAGTCCAGCGACCAGCTCTCCTCGTTCCGCCCCCAGCCCACGAACTCGACTTCGATCCGGTTGTCCTGGACGTCGACGCCGGCGGTGATGACGGCGACCCCATCGGGTAGGAGTTCGGCCCAGGATCTATCGACCGCCTCGGCACGCGCCTGCAGCTCGTCGATCGGCACGGTCTGCGTCGCGCGATCCTCGAAGGCCTCGCCGAGCTTCAAATTCGTCCAGGTCTTATGCCGGGTCGGATCGCCCCTTGAGGCGAGAAAATCGACGGCGATCTCGCCCCAGCTCTCAAACGGACTGTAGAGGGCAGACAGATGGAAGCCCGCGGCTTTGCCGGGCCCGGGAGCGTCGGCCCGCCACTCGCCAGCGGCCAGGAGTGCGGGCTTTTGATGCTCCTCGATCACGCCGCCGCATTCCTGGCAAGCGTAGAAGGCCCGGGCGGGCTCTTCCTCCGGCACCTTCGGCCAAGTCACGCCGCTCCAGACCAGCGCCTGATACTCGCCGCAATGAGGGCAAGGGACATAGTACCGCCTCTGGTCGCTCTCGGCATAGGCGCGTTCAATCCGGCTGACACCGGCTATGGTGGGCGTCGAGATCATGATAATCTTGCGGCGACCGCGGTATGTGACGGTGCGCTGAATGGCGAGCGAAACCGGGTCGCCTTCGTCGTCGACGTCGGCCGGGAAGCCATCGACCTCGTCGAGGGTGAGATAGCGGGCGGGATGGGATCGCAGGCCGGAGCCGCTGTTGGCGCCCGTCATCATCAGCGATCCGCCCGGGAACTCCTTCAATGCGATCGTGTTGCCCGGTTCGCGAGACCTCGGCGGCACGATCTTCGCCCGGATTGCCGGCGTGTCCTGAACAAGCGGCTCGATGCGCGTCCTGGAGTTCTTTCGCACCATGTCGATCGACGGCCAGACGGCGAGGATGGCGCCAGGCGCATGGTCTATCCAATAGCCGATGGCGTTCAGTGCGGCCTCAGTCCCGCCGGTCTGCGCTCCCTTCATCAGGACGACGCGCTCGACGGGGGATGACACCGACAGGCAATCCATGATTTCCCGCAGATAGGGCACGCGCGACGTACGCCAGGGGCCGGGCTCGGCATTGGCGCCCGGGAGAAGGCGGTGCGTGTCGGCCCATTCCGACACCGTCATAGCCGGCGGCGTGGCGAGGCCACGGCACCAAGCTTCCTCGACCAGGGCAAGCGTCTCTGCCTCGAGCAGTGTCATCGGCTGAGGCCCTCCATCGGCCTGGCCGCAAGGGTGGCCAGTTGTTCGCGGACCAGGCGATCCAGGACGGCGAGAACGACGGCGGTGTCTGCACCGGTGTCCGCAGCGATGGCGGGCGCAGCGCGGCCGGGCCACGCGATCCAGCTATCGCGCTCCATCCGGGCTCGGCCCTCGATCCAGCGGAGAGCAGACTTGGCGTTGATCAGGTTGCCGGCCAGCTTCTCGGCCTTCAGCTCGGCGATCTTCGCATCGGCGGCGTCGCGCTGCGCCCTCGAGGATACAGGGCGTTGCGACGGTTGGTCGAATTCTGCCAGCCCGGCGCGACGACGGTTGCTGTCGACGTTCGCATCGACCCAAGCGAGGCCATCGGCGATCCTGATGCGGCCGTTGAGCTCTACCGGCAGGCCGGCGGTGATCATCTGAGACACGCGGGCAGGCGTCACGCCGAGCCGCTCCGCGAAGCCCTTCTTCGACAGGGTTTCGACAGGCGGCATCGCGAGGCCGTCGAGCAATCCGTTCTGCGTCGGGTGCATGGCTTTAGCGGCCCCCTCCCGGAACTTTAGGAGCTAAATCTTCGCTCGCTAACGAAGCCGAGCGCCGTACCCGTCCCGCAGGGTAGACCGGCAGAGGGACCCGCTCCGCGGCTCCCCGCAGGGCCGCGGCGATCTCTGACCGCTCGATGAAGAATGCCTCGGGGTCTCGATGGGAGACGGTGAGCCGATCGATGCGAGCCGCCAGGTTCGCCAGCATCTCGCCTGCCTCGAGTGCCACACCCACCGACCGCTCCTGCCCCACCCTTACGCCCCCCCTAAAGGGGGGGCTATAGGGGGGTGAGGCAAGCTCGGTTTGCCCCGCTGCCGAACCCCGCCGCGCCAAACCCTTCAAGGTGTGGCAGTTCACCGTCTTCATGGCTGCTCTCCCACCTCGACGAACTCCCGAACCATCCGTTTCGCGTCATTGCGCTTGACGACCCGGAGCCATCCGTTGGCGATCCACCTAATGATCAGCAGTTTGATCGAGCTCTTCGCACCGCGATCGCTGTCGTCGAGGTCGAGCACCTCGGCGACGAGCAAGCCGACCCATGATTTCGACTGAGGGTCCAGCCGCCAGTCACCGCCTGCAATGCGCTTCTGGACTGCGATCACGTCGGCGGCAGTGACGTCCTCGTTCGGGTCCGGCCACTTCCAGGTGGTGACGACGCCGACCTCGTCTTGAGGGTCCTGGTCCGTCCCATTGCCGAGTGGGACTGAAACCAACTTGAACCACTTCGCGCCCTCGGCCGGCGGTGCAAGGTTAGCCTTCACGTCATCGACGCGAACGTGCGAGCGGGGCTGTTCCACCTTGGCCTTCTCGGCGTCTTCCTTAGACATCTGGTTGAGCGTGCGAGCCGATCGCACGGCCGCCAGCAACGCGCTAGCGCCACGGGCATCGTCAGCCGTCACGTCTCCACTGCCCCCCGCCGCCATCTTTCGGGCATGGTGGACGAACTCCACGGCGCAACCGGTCTCGTCGGCGATCTGAGCCCATCGCTTGCAGACTGCCGCGATCTGACCGTTGTCGTTCTCCGCGACCTCGTGGCTGGAAACGAACGGGTCGATGATGACGACGTCGATGCCGTTCTCATGGATGGTCTGGATCAGGTCGCGCTTGGCGTCCTCGTTCGGGACGAAGCCGCGCGGCGAGCCCTTCGCCATGCTGATTTCGGTATCGCGTCCGCTGTCGATGAAGAGCCGCCCCTCGATATCGGCAGCTGCCACGTTGTGATGCATGCATGCCGCCGCGATCCGGCGTTGTGTTTCGTCAAGCGGATCTTCGCCGTTCCAGTACCAGACAGTGAGAGGCCGAGGCTGGAGACCGAGAATGTTCTTCCCGCTCGCCATGGCGACAGCCTCGGTCAGCGCCAGCGCGGACTTGCCGACGCCGCCAGGGGCGATCGTCGCGGAGAGGTACTTCCGAACGTAGTGCCGACCATAAAGGAACTGCCGCGGCGGGATCTTCCACGGCATCTGCCACACGAATGGCGTCGCCAGGATGGGCTTTCGAGCCGGCTGAGCCTCGTCGATCGGAGCTGTGAATGCTCCCTCGACGAGGTCTGCGATCTGGTTATGGCGGGCCAGTTTCGCTTCCGCCTCCGCCTCGATGATGATGCGTCGGATGTCATCCGGAAGGGGCTTGTCGGGATCGCTCATGGATAGCGCCCCCTCTGCGATGGGGAACGCGGCTCAATTAGATCAACGGGCCGGCACCGCTTCCCAAGCTGAATGTCGTCGGTTCGATCCCGATCGCCCGCTCCAAATCCCCTTGATTACAGCGCTAGAGAATTTGTTCTTTAGCCGGTTCGACCGCTCCGCCATGAGCTGGCTGGGTACGCCGGCGCGCATCTCAGCCGGAGCGTTCGGCGATGGCGGTCCCTGCCGCCCAGCCTGATGACCACGCCCATTGGAAGTTGTAGCCGCCAAGCCAGCCCGTGACGTCGACCACTTCGCCGATGAAGTACAAGCCGTCGACCGTCCTTGCTTCCATCGTCCGTGAGTTCAGACCTGAGGTGTCGACGCCACCGAGCGTTACCTCCGCGGTCCGGTATCCTTCCGATCCGATCGGCATGACGTGCCAACCCTGAATGGTCGCAGCGATCGCGGTGAGCTTCTTGTCGCTTGCGTCGCCGATGGGCCCCGCCCAACCATGGGCATCGGCAAGATAGGCCGCCAATCGCTTCGGCAGAATATCAGCCAGCGTATTGGCGATGCTTCTGCGGCCGTTTTCCTGTCTGGAAGCGCGCAACTCGGCGAACACATCTTGATTGGGCAGGAACGCGATCCTGACCGCCTCCTTCTCGCGCCAGTAGGAGGAAATCTGCAGGATCGCAGGGCCGGATAGGCCGCGATGCGTGAACAGCAGCGCCTCATCGAACGAGGTCTTGCCGCAGGAGACGCGCGCATCTGCGGCGACGCCGGCAATCTCGCGAAACCCGGCGAGAACCTCTTCGCCGAATGCCAGCGGCACCAGGGCCGGGCGTGTCTCCGTCACCGCCAAGCCAAACTGGCCGGCGATCTGGTAGCCGAGGCTGGATGCCCCCATCTTCGGGATGGATTTCCCCCCGGATGCGACGACGAATTGCCGGCACTGAATTTTGGCGGCCCCATCGCCGCCAAGCGTGACCGCAAAGCCGTCATCAATCCGCGCGAGGCTTTCGAGTCTGGTCCGGAGGCGCAATTCACAGGCCGCGCGCGCCATCTCGTTGAGCAGCATTGCGATGACATCCTTGGCGGAATGGTCGCAGAAGAGCTGCCCGAGGGTCTTCTCGTGATAGGTGATGCCGTGTTTTTCGACCAACGCGACAAAATCATGCTGCGTGTAGCGGCCAAGCGCCGATTTGGCGAAATGGGGATTGGTCGAAAGGAAATTGCGCGCGCTCGTTCCGATATTGGTGAAGTTGCAGCGCCCTCCGCCGGAAATCCGGATCTTTTCGCCGGGTGCCGCGGCATGATCGACGACGAGAACACGCCCGCCGCGTGAAGCGGCATGGATCGCGCACATCATTCCGGCAGCGCCCGCGCCCAGGATGACAGTGTCGAAGCGCTCAATCGACATCGAATGCTGCTGGTCCCAGTAACCGCCCCGACGGGCATCGCGCAGCGTTTCGGATGGTGGCGCGCTACGTCCGGCTTCGGGTAGAGGATCCGCGGCCGTCCATCAACCGATGACTGGAGCCGTCGTCAGAGCGGGAAGATCTCCTCGACGGCGAGCTGCCTGGCGGTGATGCCCTGCTCCCAGGAATAGCGCGCCATGGCCTCGATGGCCTGGCGGTTCGTCGCGGTGCCATAGGCCCAGTAATCCTGCCCCATCACGGCCTGCGTTTCGCGCAAGGCGCTCTCCTGCCAGGGCAGCATCGCCGTATCATAGGCGAACTGATGCAGTTCATTATTGGCAAAGGCCTTCGCCTGCTCGAACGCGTCGGTCAGGGCGGCCGGCAGGTCGGGGTGCCGCTCCAGCACGTCGGCGCGGATGCCAATCAGGTGCATGAGCGGGAACAGCCCGGTCTTGCGGAAATAGGCTTTCTCGGCGGCGGGCACGTTGGTGAAGAGCCGCCGGATCGCGGGGTGGCCCTTGGCGAAGGCTTCCGGCGCACGCGGCGCGATGATCGCGTCGAGCTTGCCCGCCAGCAGCCACTCCCACAGCGTCTCGCCGGCCGGCAGCCGCGTCGTCCGGAAACGCTCGGGCAGGGTGACCGGCACCTTCTCCTCGCGGCCGGGCGCATCGATGCCGCCAATGATCCAGTGGATCGTATCGGAGGCGACGCCATACTCGTCCGAGAGCAGGCCGCGCACCCAGACATTGGCGGTGAGCTGATACTCCGGCACGCCGACGCGCCGCCCGGCCAGATCCTCGGGCTTGGTGATCCCGGCATCCGCCCGGACATAGAGCGCGCTGTGGCGGAACTTCCGCGACACGAACAGCGGCAGGCCGACATAGCGGCAGTCCGAGCGCGAACGCAGCAGCAGGTAGGTGCTCAGCGACATCTCGGTGATGTCGAACTCGCCGCCGAGCATGCCGCGCAGGAAGACCTGCTCGGGCGGCAGCACCGACCAGTCGAGCGAAAAGCCCTCCGCCCGGATCAGGCCGGCGATCAGCGGCCAGGTCCGGTCATAGGCACCGCAGCCGACGCTCAGCCTGGGTTCGGGTGCATCTTGCGGGCTCATTTGTCCGAATATCCCGGCACGATCAGCGCATCGATGATGTAGCGGCCGCCGGCAGCCACGACCGCCGCGCCGCACTCCAGCTCGGCGAGCAGTTCGTCGACGGACCGCACCGGGCTGCCGCCCTCGAAGCCCTGCGCGCGCGCCAGCCCGATGATGTCCGGCGCGGGATCGTCGAGGCGCTGGCCGATCCACTTGTTTTCGACGGGGCGCGCGCGCGCGCGCGCCATGCGCTCCTGATGGACCTCGTCGTTGAAGTAGGAGCGGTTGTTGGCGACGACGAGCATCAACGGCACGCGCTCATGCGAGGCGGTCCAGAGGGCGTTGACGCCCATCAGGTAGTCGCCGTCGCCAATCACGCCGATGGTCATCCGGCCGGAATCGCGCAGCGCGATCGCTGCCCCGATCGTATGGCCGGGGCCGGTGCCGACGGCTCCGCCGCCATCCTTGCCGAGGAAGTCTAGCGGCGTGCGGAAGCGACAGGCCGAGCGCGGCCAGCCGAAGGACAGCCGTGCGAAGGTGACGTCACGGCCCTCGACGAAGGCGCCGATCGCGAAGGCGAGCTGTTCCGAGTTGAAGATCGCCGAGCGGTCGGGGCCCGTGGCGGCCGATACCGTCCAGTGCTCGGTCGAAAGGATCATCGGAACCGCGGCGGACCAGTCGCCGGTGGCCGTCACGGCCTCGAGCAACTGGCCGACGAAGCGGTCCGGGTCTGCCGCGATCCTGACATCGACGGCGGCCAGCGCCTGATGATCCATGCTCCAGCCATTGGCGACATGGCCGTCGAGCGAGCAGTGGATGATCGGCGTCGTGAGCGGCACTTGCGTCTGCGAGGCGCCGCAGCGGGCGCTGAGGAAGCCGGCGAGGTCGTGCCAGTCGAGGCTGACGATGGCGTCCGCCGCCTTCAGCAGCGCGATCTCGGCCTCGTTCGGCCGCTCGCCGACCGGAGCCAGGCCATGCAGCGGATGCTCTGTCGGGAAACCCGGCGCATTATGCGTCGTCGTCAGCACGGTCGCGCCGAGCGCCTCGGCGAGCGCGATGCGCCGGTCCCAATCGCCGGAGTCGCGCGAGACGCGGCCGATCAGCAGGACAGGTGCGCGGGCGCCGCGCAGCACCTCCAGTACGCACTGCAGATCCTCGGTCGGCGCGGCCGCCGGGCGCGGTGCGCGGAATCGGGCGACGTCGGGGACATGGACCTGGCGGTCGAGTTCGGTCTCCTGCATCTCGGCGTCCAAGCAGACATAGACCGGGCCCATTGGCGCGGTCCTTGCGATCTGGTCGGCGCGCAGGACGGATTCGACGGCCGCCTCCGCCGAGGCAGGCTGATCGTCCCATTTCGTGTAGGGCCGCACCAGCGCGCCCTGGTCGCGGGCGGTGTGGATCCAGTCGATCCAGGGCCGGCGGCGATGGGCGTCGACGGGCCCGGTGGCGCCGATGATCAGCATCGGCCGGCGGTCGCACCAGGCGTTGAAGATCGTCATCGTCGCGTGCATTAGCCCGACATTGGAGTGCAGGATTACCGCCATCGGCTCCTGCGCGACGCGCGAGAAGCCGTCGGCGATCGCGACCGCATGCTCCTCATGCAGGCAGACGATCATCGCCGGATCATGA